GACGAGGACATTTGCGTTGACCATTTTGTATAGAGGCACTTAAAAATATCTCGCGGCATAGTCATATCCATTGATGGTAAGATCGCAGCATGTTCATACACTTGTCTCCAAAGCGCTGATGTCGACGCAAAATATGATTCCGTGCCTTATCCGAGTCCAGAGTGGCTTCCGGGTCGAACCGAACGTTCGTGATGCCCAAGCCCTCGCCGACACCCTCCAGACAGCCCTTCGTGAACTCCAGACAGCTCTTGACACCCCCTCTTCCTATCAGCAGGACCCCCAACGAGGACCTATCGTTCCTTTGAAGTGAGTTACTCCAACGGTTTCAGTTCAAACGAGTAGTCAGTGGCTGTGAGCTTCGGCTCATGGCGCCGCACAATCTCACGCATGACATCCTCGCCGTGTTCGGGCAGGATTTCAAGCAGGTAATCGTGCAACTGTTTCTTCGACAGGGTCCATCCTTTCTTCCACTCTCCCGGCTTCTTCACTTGGAAGACCAGCTGGGAGGCTTTGAGTTCAATTTTATCAGGAAGGGGCTCGCGACGCAGGGCTTCTGCATAGGTTGCTGCGAGATCCAATTCGAGAGTGCGGCGCTCGTCGCGTAGGTCAGTTGCGCGAGCGTTGACCTCAGAAAGCTTGCGGTTGACATCGAGATATTGCGTGAGGACAGGCTTCAGGGATTCCATCAGTAGTGTGCTCTTCCCCAGGAGAACAATGTGTCCGTTTTGAACAAGAGGAATGTCTGTCTTTGACGAGCAGGAAATTGCGCGGTTGTGTGAAGTCTACAACCGTGAACACCCACGCGAGACACCCATCTCCTGTACGAAGAACGCAGAGGATGTCTGGCATGAGCTCCAGCAACGGCTGGGAACGAAGTGCAAGACCGGCCGCGCTGAGTGTATCGTGAGCAGCCTTCTCCGTCGCCCCAAGGCCCCGAAGGAATGGACGCTGAACCGCGAGGAGTGGCTCTCGAGTGATGACATCGACGCGGTCGAAAAGAACTATGTGGATGTCTTTGCAGACTACGCGTACGTGGGTACTGTTCCAATGGATTTTGACCTTCAGGATGAGACGCGCAAGTGCCTCGTCTCCGCGCTTTGTAGCATGAAGCTCCCCGAGCTCGTCAAGAAGGGCAAGGAGCGCATCGGAATTGTCGTGAACACCGATCCCCACGATGGACCTGGTCAGCACTGGGTCGCTGTCTTCTGTGATGTCCGCAAGGAGCTCGTCCATCCTCGCGTGACCTACTTCGACTCGTATGCAGACAAGCCCGAGTCTGAGATCAAGGTGCTCATGAAACGCTGGGCAGACCAGTGGAATGCCACGGGAGTCCATGCGAACCCTATGAAGCTGACCTTCAACAAGACTCGACACCAGTACAAGGACTCGGAATGTGGGATGTATTGCCTCTACTTCCACTATGCCTGCCTGATGAACATTCCGATGGACGAACGCATTCCTGATGATGTGATCAACGCGTTCCGGAACCTTCTCTTCCGGATGCCTTCGATAAACAAATCACCCGAGAAAGAGTAATGGAAGTCCTCCTCGCAGTTGTCTTACTGCTCTTTATTGGCTATCTCCTGTATGATGAGTCACTTGGAGACCCGTTGGCTCCTCCGGAACCGCGTGGTCGTCTCTGTGACTCGTACGCTGCTGGTGGTGTCTACGAGCCGTTGGCCGATGTCCTCGCTCGTGGCTCTCGACTCTACGAGGTCCATGTCTACTCGGACGAACGCGATCACCCCGTCGTGGCAAAGCATCCTCTGAATGACGGATATAACTATGCCGAGGACAACGAGTCCTTCGAGCAGGTCTGCGTGGACATCACCAACGATGCCTTCCCGAGCAAGGATCCGTTTATCCTGTCCATCGTGCTGCACACCGACAAGGCAGTGACCGCGAATGAGTGCGCCCAGCATCTTAAGACCACGGTACGCCGTCATCTCATCAAGACAGAGGGCGGCGTGGCAAGGATGCCCATCGACAAGATCGCGAACAAGCTCATCCTTGTGTCGGGTGGAAATGTTCGCGGAACCGAGCTGGAGCCCATGATCAATCTCTCTTGGTCGAGCGAGGACCTTCGCCGTCTGTCGTACCAGCAGGCGCTCCACCCTCGCGACGAGCCGGGACTTATCGCATACAACCGCGACCATATCAGCCTCGTGGCACCCGAGACAGAGCTGCGGACGGTCAACGCCAACCCCGATCGTCCGAAGTACCTCGGCTGCCAGTGGAACCTCTACGACAAGAGCGGGGGTGGGTTTGTCGAGAAGCCCAGTGCTCTGCGCACAAAGTTTCGGGGTGAGGAATAAAGATGCCCGACTTATACGATAAATTGACCGCTGCAAGGTACGATATGGAGACCGCGGACCGCGCGATGAAAGCGGTGATTGCTGCACCGGGCGTTTCCCTCCAGTCCGAGCGCGCCAAGACAGCCCGGAAGAAGCTCAAGGAATCCAAGGCGGCGTTCAAGGAGGCGAAGAAGGCGTTCGATGCACACATCGCCGAGGAGAACAAGAAGACCGCCGAATACCTCAAGCGCCTCGACGAGTCTCTCGGAAAGGCAAAAAAAAGTGGGAAGACGAAGAAGGCACGGGGAGGTAAGTCGCGTTCAACTCGCCGCCGCGTCTAATTCCTTTCTCGGGCAACTAACAAAATGCAGGATACAGCTTCTAATGGTAACGCTGGGCAGGGTCAGGGTCAGGGTCAGGGTCAGGGTCAGATTCAGGGGCAGGGGACCTCGCGTGGCGGTGGTCACAGCCGTCGTCGTCGCTCCGCCAAGCAGGCGTCCTGGATGGCGCATGTCAAGGCAACCATGCGCGCGCACCGTGGCATCAGCCTGCGTGATGCTCTGAAGAAGGCGAAGCTCACCTACAAGAAGGGCATGCGCGGTGGCTTCACCGGCAGTGGCGACCCTAACGGGAATGTCATCGCTCCTCTTCCCCTCAGCGGCGGTCGTAGTCGTCGTCGCGGTGGTCGCTCCCGCCGTGGTGGTGGGGGCAAGCTCGCCCTCTATTAAAACGAATCTCATCGTGCAAGAGACGTATATCGCACACGATGGATCCACCGAAAACCCGCAAAGAGTCCAAGAAGGACCCCAAGACCAAGGCGCAAGGCAAGACTGTCTACAGCGCCAAACATGTCCGCCAGCTTGAAGCACTGAAGGAAAAGAAGAAGACCTAACTACTTTCGACCACCCAAGAGACATTTCGATGTCACACGACGTGTCAACGCAGGATTCCTGTCCTTCGTATACACGCCCTTCGCCACACGCCGACAGGTTTTTCCCTTGTAGCTCTTTCCCGTGCAACCACTCTTGTAGTAGGCCAGATGGGCCATATATCCGCGATAGGACCGGATCGGCACCTTGATCGTCTCCGAGAGCTCCTTCATCAGTCCGTACATCCAGTGCGTATACGACCGCTGGCTCGTGAGTGTCGGCTCATGCGCCTTGAGGTAGCGCTGCACCACCTTTCGCAGCTCAGGGTAGGGGTACGCCTTCGCGAGATGATGCAAGAACTCTCGCTGCGTCGACATATCCTTGGGTTCAGGGGATGGAGGGAAGTTGTAGGCCACCGCCATGAGGAAGTCGCGCCCGGGGACCGCATCAGCGGTCTTCATGCGGTCGTATTTTGCCTTGACCTCCTCGTACTCGGGGTCGGGACCTGGGTTGATGACCTTGGGATCGTCCGCGCACTGGGTCCGAAGTTTGTTGTTTACCATGTTGTGGATATGGTACAGCCACTGCCCGTACGGCTTGTGCGGGGGGTGTTTCTTCACGAACTCCGTCGTCGACGCGCGGCAAAACTTGCAGGGAAGGACATCCTTCATATCATCGAGCACTTCTCGTGCCTCTTCAGGAGGGCTCTTGAACGCGATGAGGTGGAACAGTTGCCACCCCGACGGTCCCCAGAAACGCGTATCCATTGTCTTAGCCTCTAAAAAGAATCTCCACTCCTACAGACAAATGCTCGATACTAAGGACATCATCATCCTCACGGCGGCGGTCTACCTCGGCGGCGTTGTTGGTCGTTTCTTCACTGCACTCACGGACGGCATCATCGCCCCCCTCCTCGCCCCCCTCGGCGGCAAGGACCTCGCGGAGTCCGTCGTGTCCGTCGGTGGCGTCACCCTCAAGACTGGTGAGCTCATCGCCTCGACCATCCAGCTCATGATCTCGTTTGCCCTCGTGGTGTACATGATCGGCATCCTCCGCACCTACTACCTCTCCAAGATCGGCGCTGGCGGTGGTCGCTAAGCGGTGTGCGCAAAGAAAAAGTAACGACAGGAAGTAAATGTCTGCAACAGGAAACACCGGGTTCTTTTCGGGACTCACAGATGCACTT